TGCCCTCAAAGGAGAACAGAAATGAAAAACCCCGTGAATCGTCTCGTCGCATACTCAAGCGCACCGGATGTTTACGATCCACCGACACCCGACGAGTGCAAAGCAGCCGCGCTGTTGCTGGCTCAATGCACAGACACCCTGAAGCGGATCGTTCGCAAAGACGACGACGCTTACAATTGGGCCGTGTGGACGTTGGGATCATTGAAGGGACTGGTTGATGAATAAGCATACAATACACGCCCAATAGGGGCGATTTCGTGCGGGGCATGGTGGGCGCAGTCGAATTGTTTGGCGCAATGGCCACCCCAACACTGTGCTGGAACCGGATGCCCCGCATAAAGTTTATATCTACGCAGGCTAGTAAGTTCAACATGGGGAGTATTGGGACATGGATGTATATACGCTTGACTTTGAGACTTACTACGATCAGGAATATTCGCTTTCTAAAATGACGACAGAAAACTACGTGCGCGATTCTCGGTTCGAAGTGATCGGCCTCGCTATCAAGAAAAACGGCAAGTCGACTAAGTACCTAGACGACGCGGCGCAGATCGAACGTCTGCTAAAACACATAGACTTTTCTGACAGTGCCATACTTGCACACAACACGATGTTCGACGGTGCCATTCTTAGTTGGCGGTACGGTATCAAACCGAAAGTGTGGTTCGACACCTTGTATATGGGTCGGGCTCTGCACGGAGTAGAGACGAGCACATCCCTACGTGCCTTGTCAGAGCGGTACGGTGTTGGTGAAAAGGGCTTTGAAGTTAACAACGCCAAGGGTAAACGCCGCGCCGATTTCACCGCGGAAGAAGCCAAAAAGTATGGTGAGTACTGCATCCAAGATGTCGAGTTAACCTACAAGCTGTTCAAAATCATGGGGGTAAAATTCCCCCGCAGTGAGTTGAAGTTGATTGACGTGACCCTGCGTATGTTCATCGACCCCGTACTTGATCTGGACCTTGGTTTGCTGGAGCAGCATCTTGAAGACGTACGGGATCGTAAGGATCAGCTGCTGCGTGATGCGGGGGTAGAAGACAAGAAAGACCTCATGTCCAACCCTAAGTTTGCTGACATGCTGCGGGGTTTAAAAGTAGAGCCACCGATGAAGATTAGCCTGACCACAGGCAAAGAGACCTATGCGTTCGCCAAGAGCGATGAAGGCTTTAAAATGTTGCAGGAGCATGAGGATGATCGGGTACAATCGTTAGTAGCAGCACGTCTAGGTAACAAATCTACCCTCGAAGAAACACGCACGCAGAGGTTTATAGGTATATACAAACGCGGACTTCTTCCGGGGCCGGTTAGATACTATGCAGCGCACACTGGCAGGTGGGGCGGGACTGACAAGATCAACTTACAAAACCTGCCGAGCCGTGGGCCCAACGGCAAGAAACTGAAGCGGGCGATTGTCTCCCCCGAAGGTCATACACTTATTGAAGCTGACTCCTCTCAGATCGAGGCGCGAGTGCTAGCTTGGTTCGCTGGACAGGACGACCTGACTGATGCGTTCACCCGAGGTGAGGATGTCTACATCAAAATGGCTTCTCGTATCTACGGCTGCGAGGAAGCGGATGTGACTAAGGATCAACGGTTCGTGGGTAAGACCACGATCCTTGGCGCTGGTTACGGTATGGGCGCTGAAAAGTTTCGTGTACAGTTAAAGACGTTTGGGTTTGAGGTATCACTTGATGAAGCGCGGCGGATCATCAGCATCTACCGAAATTCTAATTACAAGATCAGTAAAGTGTGGCGGGACGCCAACTATATGGTACAGCAGCTAGCCAGCCATCGTGCCGTCCAGTTCGGACGTAAGGGTATTATCGGGGTAGACCCCGCTAACCAAGCATTGATTGTACCGAATGGCCTAAAGATTTTCTATACCAGCCTACGCAGAGAACAATCCGAGCAGGGTTTCGAGTATACCTACAAGACACGCCGAGGACGCAAGAAGATATATGGCGGTCTTGTGATTGAGAATGTGTGCCAAGCGATAGCTCGCTGCATTATAGGGGAACAGATGCTACGCATTAACAAGCGGTACAAAGTAGTGTTGACTGTCCATGACTCAATCGTATGCTGTGTGCCCGACAAAGAAGTCGCCGAAGCACAGGCGTTTATAGAGGCCAGCATGCGTTGGACACCTGATTGGGCCGCAGACCTACCTATTGACTGCGAAAGCGGTACAGGCAAATCGTATGGAGATTGTGAATGAGTAATGAAAGGGGAAGCCGATGCCATATGTAAATAAGCCGCGCCCGTACAAGAAAGAGTACGAGCAGCAGAAGGCACGGGGAGAACACGAGGCTCGCATGGAGCGGCAGCGTGCTAGGCGTAAAATGGATAAGACATCCAAAGACGCCAACAAGAACGGCAAGGCTGACAAGCGTGAAGGCAAGGACGTCGCGCACAAAAAAGCTCTGAGTAAGGGTGGCGAGAATAAGGACGGAGTAACCGTTCAGAGCCGTAAGAAGAACCGCGCAGCAGGCGGCGCAATGAGCAGCCCTAAAAAGAAACAGTAGTGACTCACTACCACGGAGAACAACAATGAAAATTCTGCAAGATAAGTCGTTGATGTTGCGGGTTCGTAACCCCAAGCGAATAACAACCACTATCCCCAACAGTAAGGAGTTACCTATGAATAAGGTTATCGTGAAGTGGGGATTGGACGAAGTTTTGTCCCTGCGCTCGTTGAATATTAAGGCGCCGTCCCCGATTACAAAGCGGTACAACTGGCCGGGCCAACATAAGCCGTTTAGTCATCAGAAGGACACCGCGTCTTTCCTAACACTCAACAAGAAGTCGTTCTGCTTCAACGAGCAGGGTACAGGTAAAACTGCGTCGGCTATCTGGGCAGCGGACTACCTGATGACCCAAGGCAAAGTAAAACGCGTGCTGGTTGTCTGCCCCCTGTCGATCATGGACAGCGCATGGCGTAACGATCTATTCTCGTTTGCTACACACCGGACTGTAGAAGTGGCGCATGGTAGCAAGGCAAAGCGCAAGAAGGCCATCGAAGGTGGCGCTGAGTTTGTTGTTATCAACTACGATGGTGTTGAAGTAGTCAAAGACGAGATCGCCGCGGGTGGGTTTGACCTATTCATCGTCGACGAGGCTACGCATTATAAGAACGCGCGATCCAAACGTTGGAAGACGCTGAACAAATTAGTCAAAGAAGACGATTGGCTATGGATGATGACAGGTACACCAGCAGCACAAAGCCCTGTCGATGCGTACGGACTAGCTAAGTTAGTCAACCCCGTAGCGGTGCCAAGGTTCTTTGGGTCGTGGCGAGACATGGTGATGTGGAGAGTCACACAGTTTACCTACAAACCGAAAGACACCGCCAAAGATACGGTGTTCAAAGCTCTGCAGCCAGCAATCAGGTTTACCAAAGAGGAGTGCCTAGACTTGCCCGACATAGTATACACTAAACGCTTCGTCGAAATGACCCCCCATCAGACAAAGTACTACAATAAGCTACGTAAGGGGATGTTTATGCAGGTTGCTGACAAAAACATCACGTCGGCAAACGCTGCGGTCAACATGAACAAGTTACTGCAGATTAGCGCCGGGGCTGTATACACGGACGATCTTGGGTGCGTCGAGTTTGACATCAAAAACCGTTACCGAGCCCTCAAGGAAACCATAGACGAGAGCAGCCAGAAGGTTCTGGTTTTTGTGCCTTTCAAACACACGATTGACATGCTGGTCGCCAAACTGCGAAAGGACGGCGTCACTGCGGAAGTTATCCGTGGGGATGTAGCCGCCGCTGCACGGACGGACATCTTTGAACGTTTTCAAAGCAGCCCTGATCCAAAAGTATTAGTGATCCAGCCGCAATCTGCTGCGCATGGCGTGACATTGACCGCAGCGAATACGATTGTGTGGTGGGGTCCAACTTCTTCTCTGGAGACGTACCTGCAGGCTAACGCACGTATCCACCGTGCGGGGCAGCGACACAAATGTACGGTAATCCAACTCGAGGGTTCAACTGTGGAAAAACGTATATACCGCATGTTAGACGAGCGTATCGACATACACTCGTCTATAATAGATTTATACAAAGAAATACTTGACTAACCACCATATAGTGTAATATACCACTAAAACAGCTATAAAACACTAGGAAATCGGGTAACGGCATGACTGTGTCAGGAGAATAAAGTCCCCGAGTTTCTTGAGGAGAAACTCAACTAAACCAATGTACGCCAATTCATCTCAGAAAACCCTGATTTCCTACCTATCAGGACCAACGTGAATTTGGGGTATCCAATCTCTGTGAGGAAAAATGGCAGAACAACCGACACCGTATGTCAACATCCACCAGCTGGCGGAATATTTTGGCGTGAGTATATCTACGCTGCGCAAATGGATGGACGCAGGGCATATACCCCCCAGCAGCTACGTTAAGATTAAAGGTACAACACGCTTCCGCGTTGCCGACGTAGAGGCGGCACTACACAAACAAGCAACAGAAACTGGGGACTAGCCGTGACAAGTGTGAATGACATGAACGGGTTTGAAAAGCACGGCATTGAGCATCTGTCAGCGTCCAGTCTGAACCTCTGGTCCAACGCTCCAGACGTGTGGGTCATGCAATACATGCACGGGATGCGCACGCCAATGGGACCAGCACCGTGGAGAGGCATATGCGTTGAAGACGCTGTGGTTGCCACGCTGCAAGGCGGCTCAGAACAAGACGCGGTCAAGGCTTCGCTGGAAAAGTTCGACGAGCGGTTCCTGATCGGCGACGACAAGACCACGAAAGAGCGCGATCTGATCGAACCCATGATCCAGCTTGCCGTCGAAAAACTGAAAGAGTTCGGAACGCCCGAATTTGCAGAAGATGGTGGTCAAGAAAAGATCAGCATCACAGCCAAAGGAGACGGCTGGAAAATCCCTGTGATTGGTTATCTTGATCTGGTATTCCCACAGCACGGCGTTGTGATCGACCTCAAGACCACGACACGTGTGCCGTCCAGCATGTCACCAGAGCATCGTCTGCAGCGCGCGATCTACCAAAAAGCCAAAGGCAACATGAGCGTCAAATTTCTTTATTGTAGTGCAAAGAAATCAGCCATGCTGGAAGACGGCGATGTTGTCGAAACCTTGTCGAAAGCAAAGAAACAAATCGACCGAATTGAGGCGTTTCTAAGGCATTGCGACAAAGACACAGCAAGGGCCATCGTTCCGCACAGTCCTGAGAGCTTCTACTGGCGAGGGTCTGAAGACCTTCGTGATCAATTCTATGGCTAACGCCACGAATGCCTGACCGCTGGGCTACAGCGGCATCCAATCGGCCCACAACGGCCAAGACGACAAGGAAAATAGTATGTTTGAAATCGATCTAGGTAGCGACGGAGCATCCGGCCCATATTTAGCATGGTCCGCCCGTGGAACCCAAGACGGCGCTGTCCCAGCGCAGACGTTCTTCATTCGCGACGGCAGCGTAAAGACGCCGCACGATACGTCGAAAGGCTTCGTGTTGGACATCGACAGTCTCAAGACAGGCTGGCAAAAATCTGAAGGTATCCAAGGCGTAGCTCCAGAGTGGAAGTGGAACGCAAGCCCAAGCCAGATGATGCAGTCCCCCGGTGAGGAATGGAAGAAGGGCATGTCTGTGCGATGCGCTATAGGCGGCGGTCAAACGGCGACGTGGGAGCAATCAGGCGCAGCCGTTTGGCAATCGCTCACAGGCATCGCACCCGCGCTGTCAAAGCGACCTGATCCAAACAAGCTGCCACTGGTCCGCATGAAGGAAGCGCAGGCGCTTCAGTTCAAACGCGGCTCAACAGTCGTGCCAGTGCTGGAAGTCGTGAAGTGGGTGGACCGCCCAGATTGCCTCAAGGAAGGTGTTGCGGCAGGCATTGCGCTGGAACCTACACCCGAGCCGGTGAAGGTCGCTAAGAAGGTGAAGGTCGTCAAGAAGGAAGAGGTAGCCGCCCCTCCTTCTGAAAACGATCTATCCGCTATCGTAGACGACTGGGATGATTAAGGGGTTAGTCACTTAGTCTAAACGATAGCTAGTCGTGGCGGGTTCGTTACCCTTTCGAGAGCCCGCCACGACAATTTTTGGGGGCGGCAGCAATGAACACAGTAGATTTTTTACGGGGATTGCTTAGTGACTCTGGCCACTATTGCGTATTCGCCGCGAGAAGCAAAGACGACATCCGGGTACAGAAGTTTTACGATACCGTTGAGGAAGTAGAACGCGCAGCACGGAAGTTCGACGCGAGCGGGTTTGACGTATACTTCGCTCTCAGCACATTCAAAGAAGCGGAGAACCGTAAAGGCCCCAATGCGCACGAATTGAAGTCGTTTTTCCTCGACTTGGATTGTGGCCCATCTAAAGAATACCCTACACAGAAAGCCGCTGTCGACGCACTGCGCAGTTTCTGTAGAACACTATCCTTACCTAAACCTCTACTGGTCAACAGCGGAAGGGGCGTGCATGTATACTGGCCCCTAGCTGAAACCGTTTCAGCGGAGCAGTGGGTAGTAGAAGCCGAAAGATTGAAGCAAGCATGCGTCAACAATGGTTTGCTTGCTGACCCCGCGATTACCGCGGACGCTGTTCGTGTCTTACGCGTACCATCCACACACAACTATAAGAGCGAACCACCTCTACCTGTGGAGTTCTTTGGCGTTTCTATGCCTGAACCTGTTGTACTCGAAGACTTCACGTCCAAACTGGGCGTTTTGGCGAAACCAGTTATCACGATTGATCTAGGTACTGACGCGCTTTACGAAGCCTACGCCGAGAATTACGAAAACGTCTTCAAGGATATAATTAAGAAGACCGTCGAGGGGCGCGGGTGCGAGCAATTGAAGTTTATCGCCACTCGCCAAGACGAGGTTAGCGAACCTCTGTGGAGGGCGGGGCTGTCCATTGCTAAGTTCTGCACCGATGGAGACAGGGCAGCGGAGAAAATATCTAGCAAGCACCCTGCCTATAACGAAGCGGACACGCACAAGAAGCTGAACGAGATCAAGGGTCCGTATACCTGTGCACGTTTCGACGAACTGAATGCAGGCACCTGCCATGACTGCCCTCTGTGGGGCCAGATAAAATCGCCTATCGTACTGGGTAAGCGTGTTCGGCAGAGCGAGGGGCAAGTCATAGTGACCGCGCCTGTAGCAGGGGCAAAGACGCCGGAAGCGTTCGAGATACCGGCATACCCTACTCCGTACTTCCGCGGTGCGGCTGGGGGTGTGTTCCTACGCAGCAGCAATGCCGATGGGGATATAGAAGAAGAGCTGATCTACCACCACGATATCTACATCACACGGCGACTACACGATATAGAGCTGGGCGAGACGTTAGTATTCCGTCTGCACCTGCCGAAAGATGGGGTACGGCAGTTTAACGTACCCCTTACGAGCATAACCTCACGGGAAGAGTTCCGTAAGTGTATGGCGAAAGAAGGCGTAACCGCATGGGGGAAAGGGATAGATAAGCTCATGGCATATACAACGAAATGGATAGACGAACTGCAGAAGACAACTATGGCAGACGAGGCACATCGCCAATTCGGTTGGGCCGGGGATGATATGGACGCGTTTGTGCTAGGCAACAAACTGGTCACTGCGACTGGGGTTGACCTCAATCCCGCATCCTCAAAAACTGCAGGGTTGATCGACGCGTTTGACCCTAAAGGCTCCCGACAACGTAACCTAGACTTGCTGGCGTTCTACAATAAGCCGGGGTTCGAGCTACACCAGTACATCGTGGGGCTAGGTTTTGGCTCTCCGCTTATGGCGGTGACAGGCCTGAACAGTATGGCCGTGCACCTCTACGGTGGCTCAGGCGTGGGTAAGACCACTGCACAGATGGCAGCGCTAGGTATTTGGGGTAGCCCCGACGAACTGATGAACAAACCCGAGGATACGCATAACTCGCGGATGAACCGGGGGGAGGTACTACACAACATACCGCTGGTGTCTGACGAGATGACAAACGTCACTGGTGACCAGATGTCTGAGTATGTGTACCAAGTGTCCGGTGGACGGCAGAAAAATCGCCTGTCTTCTAACGGCAACATAGAGCGGGCCCGGGGTAAACCTTGGCAGCTTCTCGCGTTGAGTTCCGGTAATACGAGCGCATGGGAGGTTCTGGGTAGGCGCAAGGAAAATCCAGAGGCCGAGATGTATCGTATGTTTGAGATACGCGTAGAGAAGAAGAAATTCGTCACTGGTGATAACACTGATACGACGCACCTATTTAGTGACTTCAAGAGCAACTACGGGCACCTTGGAGCAGATTACATACAGTGGGTCATCAACAACAAAGAAGAAGTGCGTAACACAGTCGAAGCTGTTCGGGTGCGGCTGGATAAAGCGGCAGGGCTCGGCCCCGAAGCTCGTTTTTGGTCCAATGGTAACGCCGCGATCCTTGCAGGGCTTATGATAGCTAAGAAGCTGGGCTTCGTGGATTACGATATCGGCGCAGTATACAAGTGGGCGGTAAGCGAATTGCTCTCGCGCAGGAGCTACGTCAGTGACGCTGGTTCTTCCGTCACTCAGACACTCAACAACTACTTGGCAGAAAACTACAACAACCTGTTGAAGATTGAGAGTACTGAAGACCTGCGCGGTAAAAGCGGTAACGGCCTAGATCAACTTGTGCCCATTGGTGCTACCCCACGGGGTACTTTGATCGCACGGTTTGAACCCGACACTAAGATGCTGTTCTTGCGCATTAAGCCGTTTCGAGAGTGGTGTGTTGATCAGCAGATCAATTATCAGGGTGTGGTGGACGAACTAAAGGATAAGCTAGGGGCAAAGCGCACTAAGAAACGCTTAACCAAGGGCACCGATTTTAACCTCCCCCCAGATTGGGTGTTAGAGATGGAGTTCGCAGAACTGGAGCAGGAAAGCGATGGACCAGAAGGTATTAAAGGTTGACGACCTAAACCCCGACGGGCTGCGGATTACCGTAAACTGGGAAAACATGGACGTCTCGTCGTCTGTGTTTGTACCCTGCGTAAACACCGAGAAGTGTAAAGAACAGCTAAAGAAGCTCGCCGAACGCAAGAATTGGGAACTGGACATGCAGGTGCGCATAGAAGATGGGAAACTGGGTTTACGGACGTGGCGTACTGTGTAACAGTGCGGTTACTCCTTAAAGTCTTAGGTGTTGTTCTCCGCTCTGCCTAATACTCGCCCCCGCCTAGTGCGGGGGTTTTTTATTAGGCCGAAACTTTGACTCGACCGACCTCACCCTTTTCTTTGTGGTATGTGATTGCTTGCAATTGAGCGCGAGCGCTGTAGGCGTGTGACGCTGCATAAGCGTCTCGCGCCGTCATCGCGCGGAGTTGCTCCCACTGGACGCCGCCTATGTCAGCGCTCTTATGGTGATGCAGGTGACCAGTGAAAAGAAAGCGATGCCGCGTCTGACCCCATAAATCAGGATACTCGTCTGCCAAGAACAGAACCATTCTTTCAGCCTTGGCCTTGTCGCCGTGATGTGCCGCGATAAGCACCTTGCCGAAACGCTGCACAAAGAACTCGCCGGGTTCCTTCTGCACTTCAACGCGTTCATTTTTCTGCCACCGCTCTGCCAGAGCAAACATCACAGCCAAGTAGGCGTTCATGTCGTGATTGCCGGGGAGAATGCGGACGATCACCTGCTTGTGCTTTCGCAACGCCATCTCAACGCAAGTGTTGAGCGCCGAAATGGTCATATCCAGCGTTTTGAAGTGCCGCGTGTCGGTCTCCAGAACGTGCTTTGATCGCGGCGTCTGCGCGGTGTGGTCGTCTGCATGTGTCAGATCGCCAACGTCAAGAATGATTGCTGTCTCACTTGGCGGGCTGGATGCAATGCAGTCGCCCATCCAGCGGTGCAGACGGTCCACTGCTTTCTTCGTGTTGTAATCTTCGCCTGTCTCGCGCCCCCAAGACATCATGCCGATATGGGCGTCAGCTATTGGATAAACTGTCACCAGATCGGTTGCTTTGTGCGTTGGCGCAGGGATAACAGGCGCGGGAGCCATGCCTTCAAACGCGGCTCTGATACGCTCTAGCGCGTCCTCGTCTGCTGACACATCTGGTGCGCTCCATCTCGTCGCGCCGACCTTTTTCCCGTCGCTGTCGTAGTTGTGAATCCACCCGCCTTTTGCCTCAACACCGCTGATATTGGCAGTCGATACGATTGATTGCGCGCCCGCCGAAAGGTGAAGCCCACGCTTCTTTGCAGTATTCACGCGGTGCATAAACGTGTTTTGCTTCAAGTCCAGCGCTTGCGCGGCAAGATATGGCCTGCCGTGTTCTTCCAGCGCCTGCAACGCCTCAAGCGCCAGCGCGTCGGGCATTTTTGCATTGGCCATTAGGTCGCTTCGCCTTGAGGTCCATAGAGCCAGTCTGTGCCGTACGTCACCAAACAAGAACCTTGCGGGCCGACAGCTAGCAGTGTCCACTCTTTTGTTGCTGGGTTGACGAAGACCTGCATTTGCACACCTTCGCGTGGATATTGCGGGCTGGCTGTCAGGGCCAATGACTGACCGCGTTGCTCTTGCAAGAGCTGCGCCATCTGTTCTTCAGGCGCACACGGCAGGTTTTGCGCGTTTGCGCTAGCTGCCGATATTATTATCGCTATTGCTGTCAGGGTCTTCAATTGTCAGCCCTCTTGCATTTTGCCCACTGTTGAGACTCGCCCCCGCCTAATGCGGGGGTTTTTAGTTATAGTCCTCTCGGCTCCGACGCATGGCGTCGGTATAGGTGATACCGTTAATCATATTGCCAGTTGTGGTTTCGAAACCAGAGTAAGAGCGCGCCAAAGTAGAGCCGTCTATTCTGGACTCTTGGAAGTCTGCGGGAAGTTCATTGTTGAACTCGCGTATGTCTTCACGGGCCTGTTGACGGGCTTCATTGTCACCTTCGGCTAAAGCCATATTATGTCGACGCAGTAGCCTACGTCGTTCGGTATCGACGGCGTTTTGTTTACGGCGCTCGTTGCTGTTAATACCTAAGTTTTCGATATACGCCGCAGGGGCAAAACCAATCGCCTGCATAAAGGCGTTATAAGGGTTGAGGTCGTCTACGATTGGATCACCGCGTAGCGTATTTGCGCCTTCAGTTGCGAATCTCTCCGCTTTAATGATGTTACGTAGGAGCGCAGGGGACGCAGCTTCGATGGCACGGCGAATCTCGCCGTCGTTAAACAGACCGTAACTACGGTCCGCGCTAAGGGCTATGCCGACAACAGGACCGCCCAGTTGTTCGAACAGTGTGTATATAGCGGGCTGATCTTTTTCGATAAACGGTGGGCGATACAACAAGCTGTTCATGGATACTCGACTTGCGATATCCACCCCGAGAATCTCGTTAGCTAGTCCATCATATATTGTACTACCCAACGTCTTAGTCATCATCGCTTCGAAGTCGTCCTCGTCGTCATCGGCAAACGCGTTGTATATCGCGGACGCGGTACCCATTAGGGGCATACCACCGACACCAGCGAGGGCTGCGGTACTCGCCATGAAATACCCAAGCTGGTAGCGTGCGATCTTACGGGTTTTGGGACTTGCCCCCGCAAGGGACTGATCGAGCAAGTGTGCCATGAAGTAGTAGCGAGACACCGCAAACCGCTTAAACAAGAACGCCACGTTACCGACGGGCCCCTGTGCCCACACTGGACGACCTGCGGAGGCGGTAGAACCTAGCGTCAACTCTGCAGTGGCCATAGCTTTGTCTGCCGCTGCATCCATCTCGGCTTGTGTCGGCTCTCTCTTGCCCCCAGTAAGTTCATCTAACTCAAGGTTGTAGGACGCAATTAACGTAATTTGACGGCTATAACGTTCGCCGTGATGCACGAGGAATCCGCTGACTTCGCTTATTTTTGTAATAACATCGCGGGTCTCTGACAGGTCTACGTGTTCTTGGTCGATACTCTGGTTGAACATACCCCGAGCACCGGCTCTTTTTACGAGCGTTTCTATTCGTTTAACCTCTGGGTCGAGGTTCGGGTCGTCGAAGTTGTAGTTCTCGGCACCTTTGTTGTGCGCACGTTGCTTTACTTCGACTGTTTCCAGCACACCATTTTCGTTCATTACGGTAACCATCTTTGTGGATGGGGAGCCCATGAAAAGACGGTTTGCTACGCCAAGCGCCTTTGTGGATTTTCTCGTACCATACTCACCAGCCAAATACGGGGCTACTGCCATAGGCATATCGAACATGATGTTCAGCGCGGAAGATACGTTGGCACCCATAGTGAAACCAAAACCCAAGGAGGTAGCGATCTGAGACCAACGTGCAATAGACGGAGATTGCGCAAAGTCGGCGATCTGGTCCATTTTTTCAGCGATATCCGCAGTGTCGAGACGTTTCTTATAGCCATCAACGTCAAGTCTGTTGCGCCACTTCTGTATCTTCGCGCCGAACTCTAACTGCACAAGCTGCTTCTCAATACCGCGGAAGTTGTCTTGGAACATGTTTGCCAAGTCCACGTCCATACCCGGCATGCCGGAAGGCGTCCTATCCCCTAACGCGCCCAAGATACCGCGGTTACCATCGCTACGCTCTTTACGACTACGGAACGACTGCATGAACGAACGTTCCGGTATCGCGTCCAGCGACAGGTCAATGATCCGATCTCTAGTCTGCTGGTCTACGCCCGCAGCGGTCAAGGTTTGCAGCACCTCGAAGACAAACGAGGAACTCGGGGCGTTCCCGTAGTTACGATTCGAGTCACGTTTACCGGTCTCGATATTACCCTGCAGGTCTTTTTGCCCGATATCGGCTAGATACTTGCGGACGTTTTGTTCCGCTTGCATCATATCTTTTTCCGAATGGTAGTACTCGGCAAACAGTTCGATCCCGTTATCGTCTCTGAGGGGATCGGGTGCGCTATACGCTAATCGGAAGTCCCCGCCGCGGCTTAGTTTGAAATAGGGGCGGATCACACCCCCTTGAGCGTGCATAAGGTCAGCGAGCTTCTCAAACGCAGTTCTCTGGGTCGCTACGTCTACACCCAAAGAGTCAAGACGCGCTTTGATAGCCGGTAGAATGCGGTCTTGGGCGGCTTGGCCCATCTCCCGAGTAACCTTATACAGGCGCTGCCCTTCTTTACCGAGGGTCTTGTACTCTTTGTTTAGTGTGTCCCATATCGCGCTCTTCTCAGCAGAGGGATCACCCGCTTTCCTAGCCTTAGTCCGAGGCTTATCCTGCCCACCATACTTTTGCTTTAGGTCGTCGTTGAGTGCTTTTATCGCTGCAGCGCGCTCTTGCTCCGTGCGGAAAGACTTAAATATTGTTTTTTCGGTCGCTAGGTCGAGGTACGACATATGGTACCTGTCGTAGGCTCTGCGGGGCATCGCAGGGTCTACTTCATCCTGCGTAGCGCGGTTCATAAGCGACTGCATACGGTCGTAGCCCGCGCGGTTCGCTTTCTTGTAAGCCTTCCAGTCGTCAGTAATTTTATCGACAGGCTCAAAAGCCTTGCGCAGCGCGCCTGACTGTTGGTCAATCAAGGCATTTAGCTCGTTGGCGTAAGGGATTTTCTCCTGTGCGAGGCGAGCCAAGTTGTTTACGGGCTGCACAGCAAGCGTAGCCCTTCTGAGTGCTCTGGGGGTGTTCGCCTGAGTAAAATCCCGTGCTATTTCGTAGTAGTTTTTACCTGCAATCGGCACGGCAGTTATGTTTCGCCGTATCAGGTCAGCTGCGCCAGCCTTAGTACGCGCCAACAACATCATCGAAGGCGCTGACCGTGTAGCTGGGGATGGTGAAAGCATGCCGTTAATAATACGATCTACTTCGTCCAGTGCAGACTCTGGTCTTTTTGGCTGTAGACCTATGAGCTTGCGGACGATACGTCGTACCGCACCTGTAAACTTCTCCCAACCTGACATCTTACCGCCGTCTACCCGGGTGAGGGCTAGCGCGGTTTGGAACTCAGGGTTACTGAAGGCTTCGGCTACGAACTCGTAGAGGTTGGCTGTGCCATACACTTCGCCCATCTGCTCGCGCACTGTGTTAAAAATAGTCTGCAGCTGCTTCACTTCGGGTAGCGACGGGTTTGCCAAAGACGCCGAGGTAGCTGCGTGGACCATTTCGTGCAGGACAGTATGCACGTTCATGCCGTTGTTGGCGTCGATGGAAATCGTGTTTGTTACAGGGTCGAACATACCTGCAGTGACGCCTTTAGTTATAGAGGAACCATCCCTTAACCGAACTGTGTAGGTCTTATACCCAGTTATCTGAGCTAGGTCATCGACCACTTGCACTTTAGTAGTGCCGACAACTTCGGCCAGCTTGGCAGCGATCCGGCGGATGCGCGGCACAGGGTTCGTGCCCGCAATAGAAAGTAGGGATGCTCTCAGGTCGCCATTCCGCAGGCCGTTCTGCGTAGTACGCATTAGTTGATTGTTTAGGCCTTGAACTGGGTCCAACAGCAGCATCTCAGCGTCGATGTCTAGGCCCTCGATGGACGAATCATAGAAGTCCATATTGTCGTCGAAAAGAAGCGCATCATCTGACATAGCAGCTCTGTCCAAAGCGACTTTGTCAGAGCGGAGTTTGGCGGCTTTCTTCCCATCTGCAGATTCAGGGTCCGTATCCATATCTGTATCTGGCACCGCAACCGACCCCCGCGTTGCCATCTGGGCGTTGGCTGTTACGAGGCTGTTCGCCTCTGGGGACAGGTTAGCCTCTATCCACCGCCGAGCGGCAATCGCGTTCGGTTTAGTTTGCCCGTAGTAAAAAGCCTCCCCATCAGTCGAAATGGCTTTTAAACCAGTGGGGCTTTTGCCCTCCCCAGCTCGACTGGAAACGCCGATTTCTTCCAGTGCATTGCCCGGAAAGCGGTATTTACTGAAGAACGCAATAGCCCCTTTTAGAGATTCGCGCCTTTGTTCTTCTACTTTGGAAAGATTTTGTTTTTTTATCTTTAGGTCCGAAGGGGGAGTATCCAATAACGCCAAGATAGCCTGCTTATCCCCAGTAGTCGTGGAGTCCACGTCGTTCGTCGTGACCAAAGCCGGGTTATCCTCGTGGAACTTCACTGCTCTTACAGCCAGCTTACCTTTCTGCCCATAAAACCGTGCGTCAAGCTCCCGCTGCGCTACTTCGTTGGACACGTCTGGGGTGTCCGCTAGAGCCGCGTAGAGGTCAGGTTCTACCCGCGCAGGGGTAGGGCGCGGTGCTGTATACGCATCATCGACAAACCGCGGCTTACCCGTCGCCTGCAAAGTCTGTTTGTTTACAGGTATTTTGGTTCCCGGTATAAGCTGCCGCGCTGTATTTAGTTTTCGCCCGGGTGTCCCTGTTAACGGCGTGACGGGCGGCGTGGCTAGTGCACCGGGCTCCGACTTTGCTGGCGCTGGATCAAGTCCAGCATCACGGACACTGTCTCCCATTGGTGCCTCGTCAGGTGCCGCAACTGCGTTGGTACTTCCACCTCCACGAACATCTCCCCCGAGCTGTCCCACGCCGTCTGCACTACTTTCAGCGCTGCTTCCAACTCCGGTAGCTTTAGTTGTAGTTCCTGCTCCCAATCTAGTAGCATTAGGGCCTCCTAACAGAGCGTCTACCCGAGCTTGCAAGTCTGGAGTTTTCTTCAGCGCTGCTGGGCTTTTCGCATACTTACGCAGTTTAGCCTGTACTTTAGTATTGGCGAGGTCTTTGCCAACTATGTTAGACTTCTTCTTCGGATCGCGTAGCTTGAATTGAGGCTCCATGTTTAAGCCAGCGAGCATATCATCGGTTACTATAGTAGGAGTAGGCGCAGGCGC